TTCATCAAAGCTATTGCTTTAGATCCTATTGAGCGACTTCCTGATTGGGAGTCAGCTGATGAACCTTGGCAATTCCTTGCAGCTTGTGAAGAGTACTATGCTTGTGTCTTAGCTTGTACTCGGTCTCACACAGGTTTGTTTGTTGCTACAGATGCTACTTGCAGTGGTCTTCAGATCCTTGCTGGTTTAGCCCGTGATAAGTCTACAGCGCAGCTTGTTAACGTCCTACCTGGTAATAAGCCACAGGATGCTTACAAGGTTGTTGCTGAGGCAGCTACACCTTACTGTCCTGCTTCTATTCGCCCTTACATGGACAGAAAGACGGTCAAACGTGTAGTTATGACCGTGCCTTACAATGCTAAGCCGTACTCCAATCGTGGGTATATCAAGGACGCACTCAAGGAGAAAGGGGTAGAGATCGACAAAGATGATCTCACCAAGACTGTTAAGGCAGTCAGAGATGCTATGGATGTCGTTGTACCTGGTCCTATGGCAGTAATGTCTTGGATTGAGCAAGAGGTATCCAAAGCTATTGACAGAGGGGAGACACAGCTAACATGGACTACACCATCAGGCTTTGTCGTCACTCAACGTTTGATGAAGAAAGAGAAGGTGACTGTTAAACTACAGTTGCTTGGTCGTTGTGAGTTAGAGGTCGCTGTTGATGACAGCAAGAAGGTAGACAAGCAGCATCACAAGAATGCTACTGCTCCTAACCTTATTCACTCACTTGACGCTAGCCTGCTACACCTGGCTACACTGAGGTTTAACGCACCTATTGCTCTCATCCACGATTCTGTATTGTGTCGTGCTACAGACATGTCGGTACTCAGCACCATTGTGCGAGAGACTTACATGCACCTGTTTGCAGAGCATGATTACCTAACTGACTTTGCCCAACAGATTGAGGCAGAGACTGACCCACCGATCATCGGAGATCTGGAACCAGAGTCCGTGATTGATTCCACTTACTTTTTTTGTTAATGACCCGCACCATCCACAAAACTGAACAGCCTGTTGTCCTTGATGGTTACCAGGCTGTAATGAAGCCCAGCAAATTTGGTTACTCATTGTCTGCTATTGTTGACGCCACTGTTGTTGATGCTCTTGAAACTGATCGAGCAGAGTCTCTCAAGTGGGCAGAGACTAAACTGAAGAACCCTAAGCGTTCTACCCTTAAGCCTGAGCCTTGGGAAGAAGTATCTGAAGGTCAATACAAGGTGAAGTTCTCTTGGAATGAAGAGAGTAAGCCCCCTGTTGTTGACACTGAGGGTACACACATCACTGATGAGTCTATCCCCTTGTACTCTGGTAGTCGTGTGAAGATTGCCTTCTACCAGAAGCCCTACATCCTCAAAGATGGTGTCACCTATGGCACATCGTTGAAGCTTGTAGGTGTGCAGCTTGTGTCTCTTGCCTCTTCTGCGGGCGTTGACACGGGCGACATGGCTGCTGAAGACGTGGCTGCTCTGTTTGGTACCACTCAAGGGTTCAAAGCCTCTGAGCCGAACGTAACCGCTATTTCTGAATCCACCGAAGAAGATGACTTTTGATTACAACGTTTCTAAAGACGACACACTGGGTCTTTACAAAGGCACACTGACTATTGAGCTGCCTGCTATCACAGTTGAGCGCTACAAAGCAGACCGTTCAGACTTCAAGTATGAGCTGCGTCGTGCTGTGTCTGAGATCGTAGAAGAAATCATCGAGAAACAACTAGACGACTGATGGGTAAAGATTTTACAGTTCAAGAATATCTTGACTTGAAATCACGTTTGCGTGGCATTAAACGTTGTAAAGCTCATGCAGTTAAAAAAGAGTTTCTCGTTAGAAAGCTTCTTGAGTTTGCTATTACTGCTTACGCTTGTTTTCACGATGAACACCCATTCAGTCCTATAGAACATGAAATAGAATACGATGTACAGATCAGGCTTAGAGGAGAAGGTCGCTGCTCTTCTTAAAAGCTTGAAGGTTCCTTACGAATATGAAAACTGCAAACTCGCATACGTTCTTCAATGCAACTACATCCCCGACTTTCTTTTGCCGAATGGAATCTTTCTCGAAGTAAAGGGGAGGCTGACAAGCGAGGATCGGAGAAAGATGCTCGCAGTGAAGAAGAGCAATCCCGACTTAGATATTCGATTCGTCTTTCAAGCACCATTTAACAAACTCTACAAGGGATCCAAGACTACCTACGCTAAGTGGGCAGAGAAACATGGCTTCCCTTGGACTTCTTACACCACTATCCCAATCGAATGGCTAACCTAACTTACGGAACACCTGAGTTCTACGCTGAACAGTTTAGTGACTTTCTTGCTGACGCTCAGGCTGATGAACCTCACTACGGTGATGCACTAGTAGAGGGGTTGCTCCTTGCTATCCAAGACTGGCGTAATTACCACTCAAAACAAGTAGATGAATACAACCGCATTGAGCAGCGAGTTCGTAAGGCACTTGCCGTGTGATAACTGTGGGTCATCCGATGCAAACTCTTTGTACACGGATGGCCACACTTTTTGCTTTTCGTGCAATTCGTATGGTCACACCGAAGAATATGTACACATTCATCAAATGTCCACAACAATACAGATGCGTGGCTCAGCCGAACGGTTGCAAAAACGACGTATCTCAGAGAAAGTATGCCAACAATACAGGATTCACAAAGATGGTAGTGTCTTAAGGTTCCACTACTTCAGTGAATCTGGAGTACTTGAAGGCTGTAAAGTAAAGACTAAAGACAAAGTATTCACCTACGAAGGCAATGTACCAGGCACCCTCTTTGGACAACATTTGTTTCCCGCCACTGGAAAACGAGTCGTTATCACCGAAGGAGAACTCGATGCAGCTTCATGTCAAGAAGCTATGCCGGGGTGGCCGATGGTATCTCTACCTAGCGGTGCCGCTTCGGCAAAGAAGTCGATTCAACGGGCTATCCCATGGCTCCAGGGTTATGAGGAGATTGTCCTGTTCTTCGACAATGACGAGGCAGGCCGTAAGGCAACGGAGGAAGCAGCAAGCGTATTGCCACCTGGCAAATGCAAGATTGCATCGTTCTCGAATGATTACAAAGATGCGTCAGATGCCCTCGTTGCCAATGACTCTCAGTCGATTCGTGAAGCTATTTGGAACGCGAAACCTTACCGTCCAGATGGGATCGTTGATGGGAAGTCACTCTTAGATCTAGTTACCACACCATCACCACCTGCAGATCATGACTATCCATTTCACGGATTGCAAGCAAAGCTTCACGGGATTAGGTATGGAGAGCTTATCACGATTACTGCAGGAAGCGGGATCGGGAAATCATCCTTTTGTCGTGAACTCGCAACTCACCTGTTACGTAAAGGCGAACGGGTCGGTTACTTGGCACTTGAAGAGTCCAACCGTCGTACAGCTCTCGGACTAATGTCTGCTGCTGTAGGCAAGTCCCTACACCTCGGTGAACACGATCGAGAGACGCTTGTGGATGCCTATGAGCGAACACTTGCTGACTGGAATCTCTTTCTCTTTGATGGGTTCGGTTCATTCGACCCTGACTTGATCTACAACCGCATTGAGTACCTGGCAACAGGATTAGATGCTAAAGTTATTTTCTTAGACCACCTCTCCATCCTTCTCAGTGGTCTTGATGGCGATGAACGTCGGATGATTGATACCACCATGACAAAGTTACGTTCTCTTGTTGAACGTACTGGTGTCGCCATGTTCCTTGTCTCTCATCTACGCCGTACATCTAGCGATCAGAACCATGAAGAAGGAGCACGTGTTACACTTGGACAGCTGCGCGGAAGTGCGGCAATTGCACAACTCTCTGACGGAGTTATTGCACTCGAACGTGACCAACAGGCCACAGCTGGAGGAAGTAATACAACAGTGCGAGTCCTTAAAAATCGCTATTCGGGCGAGGTTGGTATCGCGTGTAATCTGAGCTACGATCTATCTACCTGTAAATTCAATGAAACTCAAGCCGAACCAGACTTCGACCCAAGCACGGACTTTTGAGGAAGTCCTAGAACTCACTACTGGTGAGTATTATTTTCGTACTTATGCAGAGAATGGTTATCCACTTTACATCATGCCTGAGAATGATCCCGCTGTGTATCTGAAGCGTCCTAACCCACCTACACCTGAAGCCGTAGCCAAAGCACAGTTCATTGACAAAACGTTCGTATGGGAGGGATCAGCAGCGAATAAAGCTGCTAAGTCTTAACCTCCTCTTCAACACACTTATCTTCATTACCAACCTGTTTATTGTCGCTGGTGTAATCCGGCATTGGAATGACGCTTATCTTTGACATTGAAACAAACGGACTAGTTCATGATGTTACCCACATTCACTGTTTGGGCATCTACGATACAGAAACTAAACAGATGCTTGTCTATAATGACGAAGGGGATACTGAACCTCTTACGAGGGGCATTCAACGTCTTGAAGACGCAAGCGAAATCGTGGGTCATAACATTATTAATTACGATCTCCCTGTTATCCGTAAGCTCTATCCTTGGTTTTCCCACGTGGGTAGGGTTCTGGATACTTTGGTCCTTAGTCGTTGTTATCACCCTGATATTATAGAGATCGACAAGAAACGTAAATGGAAACAGATGCCACTGCAACTCTACGGCAGACACTCTTTGGAGTCTTATGGATACCGCCTTGGTGAATGCAAAGGTGACTTCGGTAAAACATCTGACTGGAAAGAGTGGTCGCGTGAGATGCAAGACTACATGATACAAGATGTTGTTGTTACTACAAAACTTTGGAACCACTTTCAACCATACCTAGCTGGGTAGAATTAGAACACGAAGTTGCTACTATTCTAACTAAACAAGAGATACATGGATGGTACTTTGATGAGCCTGCTGCATGGCAACTTGCACAAACTCTCTACACAGAGCTTGACAGCCTTAATCAATTATTACGGCAGCGGTACCCTTACGTCTCAGGACCGGAGTTTACTCCTAAACGACCTAACAAAACACAAGGGTATATCACAGGAGCTACTTTCACTAGACTGAAAGAGTTTAGTCCTACCAGTCGTGATCACATTGCCTGGGTAATGGAGACACTACACGGTTGGGTACCTGATAAGAAGACTGCCTCTGGTAAAGCTACCATTGATGAGATTGTACTCAAAGACATTGGTACAGAAGAATCTCTACAGTTCTTGAGATGCTTTGAACTGACTAAACAGCTTGGCATGTTGTCGGAAGGCAAGAATGCTTGGCTAAAGCTAGTTCGTAACAACCGTATCCATCATCACTGTTCAGTCGCCACGAATACTTTTCGATGCGCACACCGTAATCCAAACTTAGCTCAAGTACCAAGTGGAACACAATTCCGAGCACTCTTTACCGCAACTCCCGGTCAACTTATGGTCGGTGCTGATCTTGCTGGTATTGAACTTCGGATGTTGGCTCATTATCTGGCTAGGTATGACGAAGGTCGTTATGCCAATGTCCTCCTCAATGGTGACATACACCAAGAAAATGCTGACAAGATAGGTATCTCACGCAAACAAGTCAAGACAGTATCGTATGCCTTTTTATACGGAGCTGGCGATGCCAAGCTGGGAAGAAGCTATGATCCTCAACTCACGGAGAAAGATGCAAAGAAAAAAGGTAAGGAGATACGTCAAGCATACATGGATGCAGTTCCTGGACTTGAGAACCTGGTTACTGCGGTTAAGTCCAAGGCGGAATCTGGTTACATCAATTTGTGTGACGGGCGCCGCTGCACTGTTGATGGTAGCCACAAAGCCCTCAACTACCTCCTCCAAGGATCTGCCGGTGTACTAGCTAAACGGTGGATGCTTATCAACCATAATAATACTAAAGAGCTGTGCTGTTCACAGCTAGCATTTGTACATGACGAACTACAATTCGAGTGTGATCCTGGACACGTGGATCAACTACGAACATCCCTGGTACGCTCAGCTGAGGAAGCTGGACAGTACTACAACCTTAGAATCAAAATCGAAGCCGAAGCACAAGTCGGCAAAAACTGGAGTGAAGTACACTAATGGCAGTCAAATCTAAAACCGCACTGGGTAGGGTTGAATTCCAATCCCGTGCCAAATACAAACACACCCGTCAAGGTAATGGCACTCGTAGTCTTCCTTCGCATGGGCGTAAGCTCAAGCGGGGACAAGGTAAGTGAGTCTATTAATTGACGCAGATTTCATCGTATACAAAGCCTGTGCAGGAGCCGAAGTTGACATCGACTGGGGGGATGATATCATCCTTGTCACCAGTAAATTCAGTGAAGCATACAAATCAGTTGAGCGAGAACTCTATCACATCGCTACTGACCTTGGATGTTTTGATGACTCTATTCTGTTCTTTTCTGATAGTGTCAACTTTCGTAAATCTATTGACCCAACGTATAAAGGACATCGTAATAGAAAGAAGCCGTGCGGCTACCGTAGGGTCATCAACAAACTCAAGGAAGACTACCATGTTGTAGTCATGCCTACACTTGAAGCTGATGATGCTATGGGCATCTACGCTACAAAAGAGCAGGGACATATCATCTGCTCACCTGATAAAGACATGCGACAGATACCTGGAGAACTTTATGATTTATCTGATGGTGTCGTCACCGTTACCCCCGAAGAAGGTAAAAGGTGGCACTTCATTCAAACGCTGGCTGGCGACCAAACTGATGGCTATGGTGGCGTTCCTGGGTACGGAATCAAACGTTCAATCTCCTTCTTCGAAGAGAACGGATACACGTGGGATGCTGTTGTCGAAGCTTTCGCTTCCAAAGGACTTGATGAGTCAATCGCCCTCCAGAATGCAAGACTCGCCAAGATCCTTCAGCATTCCGATTATGACTTTACCAACCAATGCGTCAAACTATGGACCGCCACCAGCGGTAGTTGAGTTAACGCTTGAACAGCAATTCAAGATGCGTCAAATTGAGGACGCCTTGAAAGCTTCTAAGGGAGAGGTTGATTCTATCATTACTCTCTTCCTAGCCCTACAAAAGCAATGCTTTGTCTTGGGTAATAACGTATCTAACTTAGTTAAACAATGGCCAGCTCCGACAACCATGGACCCGACTATTATCGACGAGGTTCTATCCCAGTTTGGAATTTCATCCGAGACCAAGGACTAAACTTCCATCTTGGTAACGCAATTAAATACATCTGCAGAGCTGGGCATAAAGACAGCAAACGTGACGATCTTCGAAAAGCAATCCACTATCTTCAAAACGAACTAGAAAATGACATCCTCCACCCTTCTCCAGCAAGCCGTAGAATTCCGGAAAAGTTTCCGGGTGAACAACAGTACTACGCCAGCTTCACGGAC